GCTTTTTCCTTTATAGAAAGATTAACTCTTTCCTCCACCTCAGAGAGGTAAGCCTTTCCCTATTGAATAGGGGAAGGAGAACCGAAGGCGGGAAACCCGCCTAGGTGCCTGTCTGTGTAAGTCTAGTTATGCATTCGTAAACCGTTAAAGGTTATTTTCATCTTGTCAAAGGATGAAAACTTAATTGATGGCCATTCACCATGGCATATCAATTTAGACGAACTTATACGAGTTTTACCTCGTATGGCATATCCTGTTCCGTTGTCAGTCGGTTCAGGAACATCCTCAAGCTGGACTACTTTTGAATAGTCTAGCGCGCCTTCTTGACGGGGGCGCTGGTGCCTTGTAAAATACAGGGCGTAGGGCATTGGGGCGGTATCGAGTTTAACTCGAACTGCTCGTTCTGCCCAACTACGGAACCACCATCCATCCCAAGAGGGATGTCTTGCTGGACAGCAAGCGTCGAATTCGACGATGAGGTGTCCGTCACCATATCCTTCTGGACCCATAAAGCGAGCTTTATGAGGAATGCAACCAACAATCCAAGCATGAAGATCGTCAAAACGACGGTCAACATGATGGATATCACTCTTTCCAGCTGGAAAGGGGATCTCTCGTAGTCTCTTTTGGAGACGTCTGATTGTGTTTGCTGCATAGAAGGCAGGAAGAAGCTTATTAAGTTTCTTCTTGAAGAGGAAGGGTCGAACTAGATGCCCCATAAAGTAGTCGTGACCGCATGATTCGTAGAATAAGCCGTTGTGAAACGACTTCTCCTTATTAATCATGAAACCACAGGCTACAGTGACCTCTGAGAAGAGGTCGAACGCGTCTCGCGGGATGATGACATCATCCCCATACACTGACAGATTCACACCTGTCTCGAACGGGATTCCCAATTCTTCGCAGCACCCGCAAGCGAGTGCATAGAAGATTAAGGATTCCAATTCAAACGTGTATGCGTTGCCCATGGAGGAGAATTTTTGGAAACTCCTCCAAACACCCTCGAATTCATATCGAGGACAACGAGCAACGTCAAGGAACTCAAACCATTCAATTGGTAAAAGATCCATGACGAGACGGTAAGCCACTGTATCGCTTGCTGATGAGAAATCAACAGTTGCGAGACAGTCCTCTATGGCCAGTTTTGCTAATCGTTGATTAGTTGACTGGTCGTTAAGGTTTATCCCGTGATGGGACAATCTGCGGCTTACATAAGTTCCGATTCCTTTCTGCATAAGGCCATTCAACAATGGCTCTACGCAAATCGGGCGATCGGTCTTAGCGTCTTTGGGCACAAACATCAATCGACTTCCAGGTATCAAAGATACTTGATGGATTCCTTCTGGAAACCATCCTGGAAACTCCTCGAGAAACTCTTGGAGTGTGTCGTTGAAGGCGTAGGTGCACTCAAGGTTCGATGTAACCTTAGCAAATACGGAGGTGTCCCCCCGTACCCCAAAAGCCGAACCGGGACCAAAGCTGAAGTCTAAATCAGATAACTTCGGAACGTCACCGAGTATAAGGGATATTTTTCGTGAAGCATACGAAAGTATGCGTTCCACGCGGGGATGTAATAATTCCCCGGAATCTCTTAGTCGGAATCGTTCGTTCGTTTTTTGACAGAGGACTTCGGCCTCGATGAATTTCTTGACAGCAACTTCAGAAGTTCTGATGCCGGTATCCAAGTAAGGATACTTAGACAAAGTTTTAACACTTTGATAATCAAGATAAAATTCCCGAGGGTCTAGGTATGTGGAAGGGTCGATTGATTTCCGCACCAGTTGATCAAAATCCTTGTATTTAGCAAGGATATAACATGATAAACTGATCGGTGAATCAATAGACTCCCACATCCGGTTGGCTAATGACAGTGCGTCCAATCTCTTGAGAGATTGGTTTTGCACAGCTTTACGCTGTGCAAAGGTCTTACGGATGCTCATAAGATCTTTCTGAAGTCGAACTAAGTGTGGATTAACTTGTGAAAGTTAAATACAGCTTAGTACGGGAGCTCGTACGCCTCGAATGCTTGGGTCGTGAAAGACGACACCATCACGTTCGAGAGGAACGCCTTCAAGTCCTTGCGGTCTTGAAGGGTGCAACGCTCAGGGAGCGTCACAATGAGCTCAGCCACAGGACGGTAGGCCACGGTCGGGGCAGGCGTATAGCCTGCATCCGAACCACTGAGCACTTCCATCTTGGGCGTCTCGATTTTAATCGAGAGCTTCAGATTCCGATTAGCCCCAGAAGGGCCAGTCGGGCGCGTCAGTGAGTACGTGAGCTTATTATAGCCCAAGTACACACCGGCCGAGCGATCTTCGAGCAAAGCGTAATCGCTCTGGGTCTTCGCAGGTGCGAAGATATGGGCGACGGGAGTTGCCAACCCGTCGTTGAGAGAGATTTGTGCAATGGCAGGCATAATGCCCCTTGATGAAATGCTCCACAAGAGAGCGTTGAAGATTTCCGTTACCGGAAGGTGAAGGACTAAATGTTCTTGGCTTTCTGACGGATAAGCGCAAGAGATGTGAGTGCTTGTGTAAACTTACCAACAGATTTATTAATTCTGAGGGTAGGCATATACTGCACACCTGGAGTACGTTGGTACCAATTGGTAGTCACGTCTGCGTCTGTATAGATACCTGGGAATTTCTCATAACTACTCCTCCCGGAGAAGTTTACAGTTTTCCCAAATCCACCGTCCAAAACTTGAACGTTACTGAAGGCAGTAGCTTCCGTGAGGAAGTCGCCAACATTAACGAACCAGTCAAAAACGAAGCTATACGGAACTAGCTCCCAAGCTAAAGCCACTGGGTTCATCAGTCCCAGTGAGTCTAGGAGCGCCAGGTTGGGGTTTCGTGTTTGCACGATACACCATACGTCAGCCTTGAGTTGACAAGTCCCAGTAAGAGTGCCTTCAGTATAACTGAAAGTATCTTGCGAGGACGCTCGGATCCGTCTGTAGGACTTGCGTCCCACAGACAACTTCGCTGCAGCTTTCGCTGCAGAAAAGGCGTCAGACACGAGCGGCTTCCAACCGTACTGGAATTCTAACCACCTGTTATGGAGGTCGTCTTCCCTCCCCTTCGGTATTGGGGAGAACTTTGACCCGGGACGGTGCTGCCTTTTGGGCTTCACAATCCCGAGATGCGTGATGACTTCTTGAAGTCGTCCTCGACGCATAGCTCGTACAGCATTATAAACACGGGTGGCTGTAGAAGTCAAAAGTCTTCTACTTTGGCCAAACTCAGCGACGAAAACGCCAGCGTCAAAGTCCTTATCTTGGACTTTTTGCCTGAGTTTAGACCAAGCCTCGTCCACGAGAGAGTTCGCCTTAACATCCCATGTTGGGATGCTAAAGGATCCAACTTCTTGGATATTATAAATTCTATAATAGAATTGATAAACCTCCGTGTACGATATAGCATTCGCTACCGCGCGAACCTTTGTGCTTTGGCAAGCCAAAGTCGGCAAATAACCATTAGCCTTTTGAAAGGCTTTATAGTTAGGTGTCGTGCTACCCGTGAATGTCCTCGAATCCATACTCTGAGTTTTGAACTCCCAATTAAGGAAGCCATCTCTCGAGTCATAGATCCTCGTCCAGCCATTAACATTATGGTTGTACGATTGAGGCATTACTTTTCTTCCTTCGCATGCAAACATGCGTCCCAAGCATCATACGATGCTTGAAATAGTTTACGAGCTGCTTCTTGTTCACTCACCGATAGGTGAGCAAACTCGATGCCCAGTTCGGACCAACCTGTTGGTTGACGGACCGGTGGGGATGTTCCCGTCCACGCCCAAAAGCGTTTAAGGATTGAGGTGATAAATCTCAATTTTACATCTCCTATGCAAGTAAACTGACTGTCTAACGACAGCCGAGAGCCCCAAAGGGAGGGGTTC